TATTGAAAAGAAATTAGTTAGTACAAGTGATTTTTATACTAATGGTATTATATATCTTGAAGATGATTTTATACATATAGACGGATTGAAAATTCATGGTAGTCCAATAACACCTAGTTTTAGCAATTGGTCATTTATGAAGAGTAGAGATAAACTAGATAAACATTGGTCACGCAGTGTAGATGATGATGTTGATATATTAATCACACACGGTCCACCTAAGGGTATATTAGATATTTCTGAAGATAGAAATCGTAATTTAGAAAACTGTGGTTGTAATGCTCTTAAAAGACATGTTATAACTAGGATAAAACCTAGGTTAATGTTATTTGGTCACATACACAATAATAAAGAAATTATAAACGCTGGAACAATGAAATTATCTATATGTGATACCATATTTAGCAATGGTTCTGTAGTAACTGATGGAAGGTTTGGAAAATTAAGTAGTAATGGTAATATAATAAATTTATGAAAAAAGAAATAGAAAAATACAATAGAAAATCAGTATTTTCTGAATTATCAGAATTTGATTATCTTAGTAAAAAAGATGCTTATATAGAAATAACTGAATGGAAGAATGGCGAAGGATGGGATGTCAATATCAGTAATTTTCAGGAACAGTATTTTAATATTACACATGGACAATTAAAAGCAATTAAAAAACTTATTAAAGAATTAGAAAAATGAAAGAACAAAGTTTAGTTGAAATGAAGAATAAAGTTGATGCGCTTATTAGAGTACTTCAGAATATAATGGACGAACAAAAGCATTTAACTGTATTAGCTGCTGGTACATTAGAGACACTCAAATTAATGCCTGGTTATGACGATGCTATTAAAGCGATGACTGAAAAAACTAGTAAGGAATTAGAAGAAAGTAAACCAAAACCGGTTTTAAATACTTAAAAGTGCTATACACACTAAATAAAGAAAGGGGATTCACTTAATTGTGATCCCCTTTTCTTATATAGGAACTTTGAGTATGGTGCTCATTATGTATTGTTCCTGTTATTTTAATCCTGGTGATTTCAAACCACCACCTGAAAGACCTGGTGATTTTAAACTACTACCTCTAGTTGCAGATCCTGTTTCTTCTTCTTTATCTTTTATACCTAAATTCTGCTTACTATATCCAAAAGCAAGTGCTATTCTTTGCCAATCTTCATTTTGAGAATCAAGTGCTCCAGATATATTTTCTATTTTTTGATAAAGTCTATCTGCTGGTATATTCGTTCCTACAGATACAAAAGAAGCAGCAGCTTCAACCATTGCACTAGCAGGTATAACTTTATCACCTTCTGGATTTACTTCTTTATTGTATTCTAATGCTTTGATACCTTTAAGAACTTGTCTAAATTTAATACCAACCATTGGTGATATATTAAGTAATTCTATTACAGGTGTATAAACTCCTTCTGGTGTTCCAGTAGTTTCATACCATTTTATCAATGCATTTTTTACAACTGAAAGAGCAACATAATTCATACCCATACCTTTAAGAATGTTATCAGCAATTCCATTTACAGTTCTAAGTGTTCTTTGTTTACTATCTTTTGCTTTTGCTTCTTCATCATCATCGTCATCACTCCACATAGTAGCAAATACTAAGTTTTGTAAAGCATTAAACATAATATTTTGTAAAGCGCCGTAAAATACTATTTTACTTATATTATTAGCAAGACTTCCTCTTCCTTTAACAATATCTATAGCAGCTTTTTTCATAATTCTAGAATACTGAAAAGGCGTATTCATAAATGATAAAAGAATTCTACCAGTTGTACTTGCTTGGTTTGCGGATATTTTAGATACATCAGCAGATTGTTGTGATTGTTCTGATGTTTGATAAAAATCACTCATCGTCTTTTTCTCAGCTTGCTCTTCAGTATAACCTTGTTTTTTATAAGTTTCTAATCTATTTCTATAAAAACTAGCACCACCAAAAGCAATAGCAACAGCATCAAATACTCTAGTTGCTATAAAACCATTTGTTGATATCCAGTTTACAATACGTTTATATTTATTAATAGAATCATCTCCTTTTTGACTATCCATTAACTGAACTATTTCAGACTCAGCAACATCATTCATAAGACCAGATCTTCTATCTTTTAGATAAGGAGAGTTCCAAAGATACTTTACATCTTTCCAGAATTGAGGTTGATTAGCAAAAACTTTTGCAACTTGTGCGATATTATTGTCAGATGTATTAATAAAATTGACAGCACTTAAAAGTTGTAGTACAGCTGATCTAGTATTAAGGAACATTACATTTGCTGTAGATTTATTTAACCAGTTCAATAACTTACTACTAGCACCTGGATTTCTGTTAGTACCACTTTTTAATCTTGCTAACATATTCTTTAATGCTCTAACATATTCACCTCCGTATACTGCCTCAATTTTGCTTAAGTTTTCTTTAGAGAAAATCTTATCAGCTCTATTTTGCCAGTCTTGTAGGTACTTAGCTCTATTCACGGTAGAGATTATGTTATTCATATCACCTAAGATACTACCAAAACTCCAGTTCTTTTCTGGTTCGATATATCCATTAGCTTGTTTAGAAAGTAAACTAACAGAATTAGCGAAAGCTTTTAATTGTGGATTTGTTCTAACAATATCCGTCAAATTAAACTTATCTCTATTATTTATACCAGGTATTGGATATTTTGCTTTATCCCATAGGTAAACCCTAACAGCTTGATCATACGTATAACCTTCATAATCAGTTTGTTTACTTAACAACTTAATTATACCTTTATGTTCTTTTGTAATTAAATCTTTCCATTCGCCATACATTTTTTGCCTAGCAACCATTAAAGTAGTCATGGCTTCACTATATGGTCTGATTAAGTTCTCATTAAAGAATTCAAGTTGTGCTTCTCCCATTGCACCTTTTCCAGATGCTAGTTTATATAATAGACCTTCAAAATCCTCGTCACCTGGAGGAAGATACGCAAAGTCTAATTTTTTACCTTTACCAATATTCTTAGCCGTTTCTTCTGAAAAGATTTCGCTTTTTGGAATTCCTTTATTCTCTTCTATGATTTCATTCATAGTAAGTTCTAAATTAGAATTTCTAAAAGCTGTTTGTTTTATTTTTTCAGAATTAGTATCTAATGCATTTAAAACTTGTTTTGTTAATGGACCATTAGCATTTTTCTTAACATGAAAGTCAAAACTATTATAACCTTCAGCCATTTTGTTTATTATAAAAGTAGCTATTGCCTTATCAGTAGAATCAGACATTCTAGGAACTTTAAAAGGAACCGTATCTGCTTGAAACAAATCAGACATTTGTTGTCTAACTTCTTTTATTTTTATAGGATCAGTTTGATTTTTTAATTTATCAGTTAACTTATCCATTTCTGTATTTTTAGCAAGTTCTGATAACTTACCATTCATTATTGCTTTATCTATGTCTCTAGCAATAACAGATTGTTGTGTCAGATTTAAACCACTTAACAAAGGACTTATTGCTGCATTAGCAGTCTCTGCTAAACTATACTTAATTGTTTCTTCAGGTCTTGATTTTAATGTTTTTGATTTAAAATCTCCTCCTTGATGATCTTCATAACTAAATTCAACATTTTCAGCAATACTAAATATATTAGATCCTCTTATGATATCTTCAAGATCTTTATCATATTCATCTCTAAGTGTTATTTCTAAATTACCTATTTTTTTTAATTTTGTAAATGAAATGTCATCAAAACCAGCCCATTCCATACTTAATGCTTCTAATTCTTCAAGTCCTGTTACTTTAACTTTAGGACCACTTTTTCCATAAATATTTTCAGTTGATAACGCTTTAACTTTTTTAGGTAAATCAATAAAATCAGTTATTACACCTGCAATACTTATACTACTTGAATTCTGTGCACCAGACAAAATAACACTATCTGTTTCTTGATCATTAAAATATAAACCTATACTATTATTTGACATATCTACTTCTTTATCAAAAATAGTTATCTCTTTAGTTTCTTCTGGATCACCTTCATAGAAAGTTAGTTCTATATTATAGTTTATTTTATCTGGTAAACTAAGATATGGTTGTTCATGATGTCTTTCAAAATTAACATGAAGTATTTTTGCTTCTGTTAATTTCTTAGCTTCTAATGTGCTGAAAAAAGGTATATTTATTTCTAAAATTTCAGCTTTAGTTAGTTCATTTAATTTTAAGTCTTCAGAAGGAAAAATAACATTTTCCATGAAATCTTCATCATTTTGATCATCAGGTGCTACTTTTATAATTACATTCTCTGTAAACTCAGTTATTTTATTTAATACTTCTAAATCAAATTCTGAAGTTATATTACTATTACCATTTTCATCTACATTAAATCCTTTTTTATAAATTTCTAATGGAGAAACGCCGCTTTTAATTTGTCTTTCAGTTATTAATTTTCTTAATTTAATAGAAACTATTTTTGATTTAGCATATATCTCTTTTTCAAAATGTATGTTTATACCTTTAGATAGTTTTAGTTTTTGTAAAGTTTCTTCAGATTCAAATTTATTTATTTCTTCTCCGGTTAATTTAGATAACATTTTAGCAGTTTCCAATTGATCTAATGCTAATTGTTTATTATCAGATGGCAATTCATTTATAGCAAATTCTATATTGTCGTAATCTTGTGACCATAGATCTTGATTGTCTCTAGTACCTGCCATTTCTGCAATATTATCTCCAGAATATCTTACAGCTAGTACTGGAATCTTATTCTTCTTGTTAGCTATTATATAAAAATCACCTTCTTTTAATTGTGACGCTGCCATTGATCTACTAGCACCAGTACACCATGAAGAACCAGGATAACCAGATTTAGCACTATACGATGCTAATGTATTTAATGAATTTACTTGATTTCTATCTTCTCCTTTATTAAATTTATATAGATTGTTTTTTTCATCTACTTCTTTATTAAAATTATCATTAAAATCTATTGGTTTTTCAGCCATTTTTTTAATGAAATATATAGCTCCAATTCCTATGTTTTTGTTATCAGAATAATTACTAAAAATATCACGTAACAAATCAGCATCGTTATAATCCTGAATTGGTTGTATTGTAGTTTTATATTCTGATTTTTTAATTGATTTTTTAACTACACTGTTATTTCCACTTGGATAATATCTATTACTAAGAACATCTTTTAAAAACAAATAACGAGAAAATAATAAACTATCTCCATCTAAAAATTCACTAGAATTAATAGTAGTAATTAAATTATCAATAACTATATATTGTTCAATTTGTTTTTCTCTTAATTGTTCTTTTCTAAAGTCTTCGTCAATTTTCATTCTATTCCAATATGGATTATGAACTGCTTCTTCAGGAAGATCTATAGATCTTTTTAACATAGCATCTATGTAACCTTCTTTATATTCTTGTATAATCCATTCGTTTTCACTTATAGGTTCATTAAGAGAGTATATTAATTTACTAAATCTTTGTTCAACTTCGTAAGTTAATTCTCTAGTTAAATCAACTTTAGGATTACTTGTTTTAAGAGTATGAAGTTTTTTAACTTTTATATCATCATCTTGTATATCAGATTGCTGAAGTACTTTTAATACCCAACCTTCTTTGTCATCTATCTCATCTAAGTCTATCTTATCTAGGAAATTTTTAAATTTAGAACTTGGTTCAGATGCTTTTTCTTCTATGTCATCTAAACTAAATTTAATAAAATCACTAGGACTACTGAATAATTCATCGTATTTTAAAGAGTACATTGGATTACCACCAACCATATTATAAGGGTTAGCAGTTATATCATTTTGTTTTGGTCTAGATCGCATCTCTCCTGCTAAACTAAATTTAACTGAACTACTTTTACCTTTAGCTAAATCATTAAGAACTTGTGTTCTAATAACATCGTCTTTAAGACTATTATATAAATTAGGTTTTTCTTCACCTATCTTTTCTATAAAGTCTGGATTACGTAACAATCTTCTTGCCTCTTGAAGAACCATTACATCTCCAAATAACTCTCTTAACGCAGTTCTTCTATCAAACCAAGCATTAGTTGTTAATTGTTCATAATCTAAGAATTTAGAAATCTCTTCTTCAGGATTAACTGAATTGTATTTTCTTATTATTTTCTTTGCGTCTTCTTCAGAATAAAACGATTGAAGGAAAACGGCTCTATTAATATCTGCAACTTTTTGAAATTCTCCTTTTTCATTTCTTTCTTTTAAATACGGAGGTATTTTTTTAGAAGCGTAACTAGATTGACCTGTAACCTCATCTACTGGATTATTTATTACATCGTAAACTAATTTCCAATTATTATACATGAGTGATTCAAGTCCTTCACCCGTTTCAAATGTGATTCTTTTCATCATCACCATAGATTTATTTGCTAGTAACTTTTTAAAGTTTCTAAACTCTAATGTCTCTACGTTTGGAGATCTTAGTATTTCTTCTGCAACTTGTTGAGCAACAATCTTAGCTGGTGATTCTTTTTTGATTATAGCTTTAAATACATACTCAACATTTCCAGAAGTTAAATCAAATGCCTTTGTAGGTTTTAAAGACTTAAGTTCTTGTTTCTCTTCAGGTGTTAAAGGTTCTTCTTTATTTTGTAAATCTAAACCTCTTTGTAAGTCTTTTAAATCCTTTTTTAATTCTTCTATTCTAACTGGATCTGTTTCTATTTTTAATTGCTTGTTAGCTTCTATACCTTGATCTTTAGCAGAAATAATATAAGTAAATTCAGGAACTGTATCTATAATAACTTCATCTCCTTTTTCATCAACAAATCTAAATACAGGATCTTTTAATATATTCGCTAACTTTTCTTGTTCTTCATTAAAGTCTTCAGTAGCTTCCAATACATCAACGCCATCTCCTGATAAATAATCAAGTTCTTCGCCAATGTCTGTAGTACCTCTTCCTTCTACGAAATCTTCTCCGCCAAAGTCTAAATCAAATTTCTCGCCTACTATACCTGCTCTTTTAAGAGCATTTCTCATCTTATTTAAAACCTGAGAGTTTATCCAACCATTTAAACTGTTGTTCTCTTTAACAATGCCTTTTTCACCCTTATAACCTTCCGCATCTTTAGCATCTAATATTTCTTTAAACTCTTTAGAGTTTGGATCAAAACCTTTAGAAATTAAATCTTGTTTATATTCTTCTCTTAATACTAGAAACTCTTTATTAAAATTTCGTATATGAGACATTAGTTCAATTTTTGTTTCTTGTACAAAATCTTTTTCACGTTCTTCTCTGTCATTTTTAAAACCAGGTAAACTAAAAAATTTTTCTGACTTAGCTTTACCCCTTATTAAATATTCATATTCCTCAACTATATCAAATAATAAAGGATCTCTTTGACTATTTATTTTTTGTGTAAACGTTTCTTTATTATAAGCATTGTCAACGTCTTTCTTTATGTCGTCTGATGATTTTTTCTCTCCTGATCTTCTGTCACCACCTAAAGACGGCTTTACTACACTACTACCAGAACCTTGAGATACTACAATGTTCTCTCCAGTTTCTAATCTTAATGCCTCTTTGTTTATAAATGCTTTTGATTGACCTAATTTTCTCATAGCGCTTATACCAGCAATACCGAAATTACCAGTTTTAACACTTTTATTATAATCTTTTATAAAATTATATACATCTCTACCAGATTCAAATTTAATATCTTTAACTCCTAAATTTTGTAAAACTTGTCTAACTATATCTTTTAATTTAGTAAATGTATTTTCATTAAACTTAACAGATCCATTACTAATAGCATCAGAATATAATGTTAAAACCTCTTCCCATGAATTACCTAAAAATTCACTTACATTTTCATCATGTTGTCTTTTGTATTTTGGATCTTTTTGTAATTTTAAACCTTCAGCAGCAATTTTATCTGTGTAAAAATTAGTGTACTTATTTATTCTATCCTTAAAATCTTGTGGAAGAACAGTGTTTTCATCAGATACAGTCTTACTTATTTTTATTAATTCTTTATGTAATGCTTTACCTAATAGAATTTGAGATTCAGGACTGTTTTTTAATGTCTCATGTATTAATCCATGTAGGAATTCATGTTGCGCTACATCTGTAGTTCCACCTTTAATAGAAACATCTTCGTTTACAAGTATAATTTTTTTACCTTTTACTATTTTACTTGCATCTTTACCAGATTGATTTGCATATTTTGTAAGTAATACATCGTCAAGAAAGAATCCTCCTCTTTTAGAGTTACTGTCAGCTTCTTCTTCTGGCATACCAATCACATCTATTAGATATTGTTTTATCTCAGCGCTAGAACCAAAAGTCTGCATCTCTATATTCTTTATTACTTTTTTATCTATAGCAGCTTTTATTAGTTTATTCTTAGTTTCTAAATCATCAGCATAGTATAAATCATCGGCAATAATTTCCTCTTTTTTTATTTTTTCATCTATCGATGGGTGAAAAGCTTTGTCTAAAGACTCTTTCTCGTTTTTTAATTTTTGTATTTTATCTAAAGATCTTAAAATTGGCATAGCTGCTTTTGCAGATACACTTTTAGGCATCTTGTTGATATTATTACTATATATATCTACATCACTTTTTAAATTGTTAACTTGTTCTTGTGTAAATACTTTTTCAGTAACTAAACCATCAACTATCTTTGTGAATTCTTTTTTGTTTTTAGCAAGAGTACTTAAAGAAGATAAGTTATCATTATCTTCATTTGATGCCTTAAAACTAGGCATTTTCATCTTGGATATTAAACCAGACGAAATAAAAGAAAGTATAGAAGTATTCATAAAATCGTCACCAGACATTGTTTCATTTAGTATCTTCTTACCCGCTTGTTCATTAGTTAATTTATTTACTCCTAACTCACCTGCTTGTTGTATATTCTCTTGAACAACCTCTTTGCCACCTTCTTCAGCAAATTCAATTAAGTTTCTTGGTGTACTTTTAATTATATCATCTATATAACCTACAAAACCTTTTTCACCTGTTTTTAGATATTGATTTATAGCTTTTTTAATTACATTTTTAGAACCAAATATATTTTCAGTTAGTTTAGTTTGTGGATTTATAATACCAGTTGTACTATATAATACTGCCATTCTTTGAGCAGCAGTAGAAGCTAATTTAAAAGCCTCTGTATCATTTACACCCGCATCTCTAGCGGCTTTTAATGTATCTTCATACCCTTGTGAATATCCTAATGCACCTTGAGCGATCATAGAATAACCTTCTGCTCTATCTAAAGGAATTTTTCTTAATAATTGAGAAGTATCGTTTAATAAAGATGTAAACTTACTAGTTTGTCTTGCTCCATTCAATGCAACTCTTGCTTCACTTGTTATTGCACCAAATTCACCAACTCCACGAGTAACTGCCGCCTGTATTAACATGTCAGCCATAACACCAGCAGTTTGAACCGCAGCACCTTGAGGACTAAACATCCAGTCTGAAGATCCATACTTAGATGTTTCTACTATGTTTTTATACTCAGATTCATCAAATAAATCTGTTACCCTTATCTTTGCCTCTTTATCGTATATTTCTCCCTTAGAATCAACTAAATAGTCTGTTCCTTCATACGATGCAGTTTTACCAGAAGCATAGGATACACCTCTGTCATCTGGTCTTATAAATTTATTCTCTTCGTCTAATGCTCTAACACCTTCTGCAGTTGCTTCCATGCCTATGGCACTATAAGTCGCAGCACTAATTTGCTTAGTTCTATCAACAACAGCGTTCCATCCAGACTTGCCCATTTTACCAACCGTATCCCAAGAAAAGAAATCAGTTCCTCCTTTTTTAGACTCATCGTATATTTTCCTATTCTCAATGTCTCTATCCTTTAATTTTTGAGTTACTATAGGAAAATTTTTCTCTACATATTTTGATATACCAATTGGATCAAATATGTCATTATGTACTATTTCTTTTTTATCTCTAACGCCAAATGTTATTTCAAGGTCTTGGTTAAGGTCTTGTCTAGTAAAGTCTCTTTTTTGCATGTCTTCCATGTACATGTTAAGCATCTTCTTTTTAGCAAGTTCTTTAGCCAATCCTATATCATATCTAGCTAATGTAGCATTACCAGTACCTTCGTAAATACCTTCTGCTTCTTTCTTTAAGAAATCATCTTTATAACCTTTCTTATTTAAAAAACCATCAAAATCATCAGTATTAACTCCTATACTTTCTAGTTGTTTTGAATCGTAATTTTTATTAACGAAATCATCTGGAGTACCTTTGTTAGTTGAAGAATAATAAAGATGAGGATGTAATAATTCAGAATCAGTTAATTGAATCTTATTTTTAATAGTATCTATATCATACTTTACATCTCTTCTTTTGTTATTCTTATTCTCTGGATGATCGATGCTTTCTATTAAGTCATCGACTGCACCTTGTCCAGCAGTAAAATAACCTGTAGTCTTTTGTTCTTTTTTACCTTCTGTTGTTGCTAGTTTAAAATTTTGTTTATTAACTTTATTACCGGTATTACCAACCATGTTATAAAGTCTACTAACATCAACAATATCTGGACTTGCAGATTCTGAAGGTGGAGGTGCTTGACCTTTCTTTTGTAATTCTTCTACAGTTGGTAATCTAAATTTTTGAGAATTCGAAGGACCATTTACCGATTTTGAATCCGTACTTTTTCGTAGTGCTTGATTGCTTTTTGGCGCTACAACTGCACTCTTTGCACCGCCTTTTAACTTTTTTGCTCCTTCATTATTTAATAAAAAGTTCATTTTTTCCAACTGAGAGTATTTAGATATATCTACTGTTGATCCGTCTGATAAAATATATAATTCTTCCATTCTTTTATTTTAATGATTTTCTATATCTAGCAGTATACTGCTCAATTGTTTCGTTTGTTTTTTGAGGATTCCTTTTAGTCCATTCAGTTATATTATCCATTGACTTAGCTTCGCCAACTTTCCCTTGTAATTTCTTAATCTCTCCTTCACCAGCAGTAAAATCTAATGCTAGTCTTGCTCTACTTTCTGCTTTATTTAGATTGTAATTAGTTATTGCACTGTAAGTTTCAGGTGATCCTTCATAATATATATCTGATTTAGGATATTGACTATTAAAAGATTTTTTTACTTGTTCTTTAGTTAATTTTCCATTTCTAATCTGATCTGCAAAAGTTAAGGTAGCATCTTTTTTGATTGGTTTATTAAGAAATCTTTTATAAAGATCATCACTAGTAATAAATTTAGTTTGACTTCCTGCTAATCTATTTAGATTTTCAACATAATATTTTCTAGATCTATAGTTATAAACTCCTGGCGCTTCACCTGGCTTCTTTTTAACTCCAGTTCTTAAATTATCGTAATATTCACCTCTGTAGTCTCCACCTCCAGTATCTGTTTCTTCACCACTATTTCCAGAACCACCGCTGGAACCACCACCGTTTTTTGCTGGTTTTTCTTTTATCTTTATATCTGCAGTAGGATTCCAATAAGATGTAGTTCCATCAGCGTTTTTAGTCTGTTCTAATGACTTAACCATTCCTTTAAAAGATTGATCAGTTAACAATTGTGTTAACATTTGTTTTTGAACTTCTGGACTTCTAGCGTTTCCTTTTTCATCAACTTTAAATACATTATCGTAGTATTGTGGTCCTTGACCTAACGAATAATTTAGTAATGCTCTAAGTCTATCAGGTTTATCTGCTGACATTATACCAGAAGCTGTTACTTGTGATTTTTTATCTATCTCTTTTCTTATAGCAGCTTCTTGTAATCTTTGACCGTTTTGTATCTGATAAATATCAGCACCTTTACTTTTTATATCTACAGTTTCTCTGGTATCTTCTAGAAAACCAGTGTATATATTACCTTTTTTATCTACTATTGTTTCTTTAGATTGAGTAAAAAAAGTATCCATACTTTCTATAGGTATCAATAAATTACCAACACCATCTTCATCAGCTGATTCGTATGTTTTAGAATCTATTTTAACATCAAATGCAGTACCATCTTTATGTTTTCCAGTAATTCTTAATATAACACCATCACCTACTTCATCAGGTACAACGTCTATATTTGTATCTTTATATAAATCGTCCATTCCACCTAATATTTCAATCGCAGCAGTATTATCTAATATCTCTTTATCATTACTACCGTTTACCGCATGTCCACCTGGAACTCCAACCTTACTAGCATTAGTATCTTTTCTCCATGTAGCAGTACTCCCACCTATCAATGTACCAAATGAAGAAGTAGTTTCTAAAAATTTATCAGCGACACGTATATTATTTAAGTATTCTTGTCTTTTAGTTGCATTTGTTTCATTTAACAATGCAATTCTAGAGTCAGCTGCTAAAATTATTTTTTCTTGTACTAAGTTACGTATTTTTGAATCTACTTGTGCATTGTTTCTTTTTTGTTCAACACCCCATTTAGACAATTTTTCATTGTAGTAAAGATCTGTTTCATTCTTTCTATCTTGAAGTTTTTGAAGAGTTAGTTTTTGTTCTTTTTCTTCAGCACGTCTTCTTTCTCCTCTAGCAATTAAACCTTGAGCAATAGATTCACCTGCTTTAGCAATAGAACTTCCTATAGTATCTTGAGTAGGTTGAATAATTGGAGGATTTTCGTAATATCCCATAATTTATTTTATTTTAATTATTTAACTTCCGCCTCCAGCAAAACCACCAGCAATACTACCAACAGCACTTATAGCACCACCAATAGCAGCGCCTTGGGCTTGTTTAGTCGCTGCTTGATTAGCACTAGCTTGAGCTTGTTGTCCTGATAATCTATTTAATTTAGCTATATCTCTAGACTCTTGTTCACCATATTTAAACTTAATAGCTTCAGTATCTGATGCCTGCATTCTTTGCGCTTCACTAAATTGAACTCCTTGAATTCTTTGTTGTTCTGCTATTTTATCTTTTTGTAATTGAGCTTCGCCTTCTGCTCTTAATTTTTGATTGTTACCTTCTTGTTGTTCTATACTAGCAGCAACGCTTTTCTTACTTTGTAATGCTGCTTGAGCTAATGCAGTTGCACCACCAGCACTAGCGCCTGTTGCTCTAAGTGTATCTAAAGTATTAGCTAATGAAATATCAACTTCTTCTGCCTGCATTTTAGCCGCTTGAGTTGCAACACCTAAATTAGCGAAAGGATTTGTCATTTGACCACTTAAATCTTTAGCAAGTCCACTTAAATCTTTTACATTAGCATAAGGGTTAGGTATTGATTGCCTATTTCTTTCTATAATTGCTATTTCACCTGCTTTTCTTTCTGCTTCATTTCTATATCCTTTAGCAGCTTGTTTAGCTTGATTACCAGCTACTAAACTACCACCTATCGCTAATGCGCCACCTACGCATGCCGTTACTACTCCCATATTACATTATTTTTTTAGATATTTCATACGATGGATTTTTATCAACCGTATAACCTAATCTTTCGTGAATATTTATTAAACTTTTATTTCTAGCAATACTTATTATCGTATTGTAACCTTGACTTCTAGCAACATCCTCTAGACCCATTATAAGCACTTCTAATGCATCTTTTCTATCATCTTGTCTATACTGTGGGTTTGATACAATCCAGTCTAACCAGGCAACCTTAGAATTAGATAAGTATAAAAATCCAGCCGCTATTAACACATCGTCTTTGTATACCATTAAACCACCTATTCCATTCATTGGCAAAGTGTCTTTACTTACTTCAGGCCATCTCCACCATTTCCACCAAGAAGACATGTCTTGATAGTCTGATTCTTTTAATGCTCTTAAACTTAATTCCATTTGATTTTATTAATATGATGATTCTACGTAGTTAGAAGATACTGAGAATAATTCTGACTTCCTATTAACTGTAGCATTACTAATACTCATTGTGACATTAGAATAAAAACCCCTAACGCCGCTTATAGATTGACCATAAACCACTTCATTTGGTTTAACAGTACTTATATTAAATATATTAGCAAAGTACTTATTTTCTTTTAATTTAAAATTATTTACTAATACTTGATTTTGTAATTCACTTAAAGTAGAAATAGTTCCAGATACTGGAGCTGCTGCTATATAACATGAATTATCTAAATTATCATCAGTTATAAAAGAACTCATTTGCCAACCTGCATCTCCTTCGTAATTAATGGTTTGGAAATTTTTAACTAATGAAGGACTTCCATTTAAAATTAATTTAACTGATGAATCATACACAGTATCATAAAAAGAACCTCTAGTTACTGAGTTTGAATAATGGTACCAAATATTCCCTGTCTTTATAGAGTAAAAGAAGTTTCTAATACTTGACATATCTTCAGGTTTATAGTTATAAAAACTAGTCCAACCATTAAATTCTTCATCAAATGCCAATGTAGCATAATCAAAACTACCATTAGAAGGTTGTAGTGAGACAACGTATTGTTTAGAATGTTGATCCCATCCACCAATAACAGAAGCATCAGGAGTTATATTTTCAAGAACATTAGTAAAATAATCTCTCATTCCATAACTAGAAATCTCCGTTATACCGTCTTGAGAAAGTCTAAGTACTAAACCTTGATTACTATCAACAAAGTATTTTCTATATCCAAAAACAGCAAAACTCTCTGGATGAGTACTTATACCGTATCTACCAGCGTATGCTTGAACTTGACCTATTACTTGATCACTAGAAGTAGACATTGGTCTTCCTTCAGCTGAATAAACAGCTTGTTTATCTATTAAAGCTCTACTAACTTTAAGTTCTTGAAATATGTTTAAGTTAGTATCTTCTGCATATAGTTTTTGTATAGAACCATCTGAAGGATTTAACGATGTAGTTATATCTTCTCCTGTTGGGAATTGATTTGTATTATTTATACCAGTTTTAGAATTAAATGCTCCTGAATATATTAAAGAACTTTCTCTGCGAACTTGTTTATCTTCTGGTTCGACTATAAACGCTCTTACTCCTAAATCTACATCTGTATTATTATAACCACCTTTGATTCTAGATTCTTCTATATACCAATCGGAAGCAATTGTACCTGCGTATGCTACTGGTATATTCGTAAAGTCAGATATAGGACCAAAAGTAATATTAGAACCAGTTGGCATAGTGCCAGAAGCTGGAGCTGCACTTAGTATTATGCTAGTTGTACTAACTACTTTTACTACATATAAGGTATAAGTTATACTACTAGTAGTCCAAGTTACACTTTGACCAACTGAAACCACTGGACTTGGAGCTGCTGACAATGTTAAAGTAGTTGTAGTTGTAGCTCCAGATGAAACACCAGTAGTATTAGTGGCAACCGTAATAGTTGACATTTTCTTTAACCAGAATGAATTATAATATTTTATCTCTATAGTTGCAGCCATACCGTAATAATCACTTGTTTTTTGTTTATTTTAACTAATAATTTTATTCTAACTCTGTCTAGTTGACAAAAGTCTTTCTACTTTGTTTTGTGAAACATTTAATCCACGTAAACTTAAAGTAATTGTATTTGGATCCATTGAATATCCCCATCCTGTTGCTGTTCTTTTCTCTCCAACCGTACTAATAACAAAACCTGTACTACTTATCTTTGAAACGTATACTGGATACTTAGTTAATGAAGTCATTAGTGACGATGAAACTATTGAAGCTGCATTATTTTCATAAAAAGAATCTGGACTCCAAAATGTATAATATCTACTTCCAGTATAATTAATCCAATTAGATCCATCAAATGCATAATAATATGCAGTACTACTAGTATAACTACCACCGTCACCCCATATTCTAAATGGAGTTAAATCTGAAGTATTATAACCATTTATACCATCTGAATTATAATAAACAATATAAGGATAAATAGGTGTAAATTTAAAATTAATACTAGTTCCTACAGTAACTGCCGCAGGAGTACCTCCATTTATATTACCTAATTGTATTAAACCTGGATATAAAGGATTGACATGTGCATCTCTTATTATTTGTTGAGAATCAGTTGCACCTAAATACATTCTAAGTCCAGGAACTATTTTTTCATCTGAAACATTTATATTGACATATCCATTTCCAGAATATCCAGAAGGAAGTGTTGTTACTGTATAAGTTCCTACTGTAGTAGGATATGTTTGTAAAGACTGTGTTGTATATGGTATTGCTGTTGGGTAACCATATATAAGTTGATTTGTCTGATAAGGTTTCCATAATTGAGTGAAAAAACTAGTTTGTCTTGATTCATCTACAACATCATATACTACATTACCTTCATTATCTAAAGAATCATCAACATAACCACTATAAAAAGCGTCTTGAATTTTAATAGATACAGTTGGACCTGGACAGCATTGACTAGCATCACTAGTATCGTACAATCTAGTTACTATAGCCCATTCACCATGTTTATGTAATTCAAATTTTACTTCTCTATTTACTTGGGCTTTTGCGCCAGCTTCCTCTCCATTTCCTCTTATGTATAATTGACCATCTACACCATCTGTAAATTGATTAGTAAGTGTACCTGTATTATCCGTATCAGCAATCCAAGGATTTGGATTAGGTACAATACTAGATGTTGCTCTAAAATATACTATAACATCTAACTTAGAATTTTGTATATAACCACTACAATTAGGATACCATGGACTACCTAGTGAAGTACCATATCTTATAACACCCCAACTAAAAGTTAAACCTGTTCCAGTAGGTAAAACGCCATTTACAGTAGAACTTAATGTAAAAATAGTTTTAGCCGCATTGATTCCTGTTACAGTTCTAGTTTGCACTACATTACCAAATACCCAATTTAAAATCATTCCAACTGCAACTGTAGTATTAGCTACAGTAATTGTAACGGCATTACCTATAGGCGTTCCTACACTTGTAGCAGTTGTTTGGGTATAAGCAAGTGGTTCAGGTGCAGGAGGTGTAGTACAACTAAAATTAGAAAAACGTACTGGTGTTCCAGCAGGTATCATAGTACTGTCTACAGGATATTGTGTATATATAGCTATTTGAGTGGCTATTGCTGTATAATTTCCTCCAGCAACTCCAATAAAATTTTTATTACCATTTGTCCAATGCACAGTGTCTGAACCAACTATAGCAGCATTTAATGTTGATCCTGTTACATTTAATAACGTATAATATGGATAAGTTCCTGAAGTATAAACAGAAGATACTACACTACTAACAACTCTCCAGGCTTTTGCTTTACAGTAATTACTTGCATAAGCTCCATATCCACCTGTTAGTTTTAAAGATATTAATAAACCACCAGTCGCTAAAGAACCTGGTTGAGCTCCTCCGTTTATACCTGGTAAATTAGAAGCAAATTGGTAAACACTACTAGTTCCTCCACCAGTTGGATTTGGATATGATGGTAATGTGACTCCAGCAGTTACAGGTGTTCCTGATGAATTTAAAGTAACATTATCATTGCCTACATATATTAAACCATATTTATATGGATATGCATTCTGTGTTCCTTTACCATCATAATGACAATTAACATAACCATCAGTAAAATTATTAATTCCACCTAAATTAGTTGTTATACCTTCTGTAGCGGTATTTGTAGCATAATTAAATAATACTAAAGGTACTAAATATGCACCATTTGGATTAGTGGCTCTAACAAGACCAACTGTAACCGTTATTTCTAAAGTATTAGTAAGAGAACCAACTGAAGATATATTATTTGTATTGTCCCAAGCATCTGTTAATGTAACTAATACAGTATATGTTCCTGCTGGTATATCAGGATTACTAACAAATAATTGTCCATTATTAGCATTTATAGATATATTACCTGATACGTTATCTCCGGATATAGACCAATTTAGACCAGTAGTACCGCCAGACGTAGAACCATTTACTCCTGTAAAAGTATATATTAAATAGTCTTGTTGTGTTATACTAAAAGATGTTTGTGGACTACCAGTTATAGTTGGTGCTGTATTTTGTAAACTACCATTAGTTAAAAGTGGATAATTAGTAGTTATTCCAGCATTAGTATATAAGAAATTAATTGTAAATGTATATGATTCTATTATACTAGCATTAAAGTTATAATTAAAAACTCCTGTACTAGATATATATAATCTATATCCACTAACTACTGTACCGCTACTATATATTGTTTCTATTCCAAAATCACTAGTTCTATTAAAACCACCGCCGTCTACTACAGTTAAAGGATTTAATGTATTTAATGGACATGTTACATAGCTAATTGGACTCTCACTGTTGTTTATAGGATTGAATAAATTTGTTATGTATTTAGTATTACAACCGCCTGTAGTTGGATTTGATAAAGAATAATCTTGACATTCATTCATTAAAAAACCAGTTTCAGATAAACCAATTGGTCCATCAAAACCATTAAGTACGTCTGCATTAATATCAGATATAAAACCTGTTGTAGTTGTCTCCCAGAATATATCTAAATCTGATTGTACAGGTTTAGTCTCATATACACTTAAGAAAGGAACCATGTTTGTTGTAGAAGACGAAGTAGCCGTTACACCAATAGCGTTAACAGTACTTATTCTAGCTATAGATGGATTACTTTGTAATTGGTACATGTTACTAGATGCGGTACCACTTGGGTTAGTTACTGTAGTTGGTAAAAAATTAGAATCAGAAGCTAAAGATATACTTGTAACTACATCTGGTTTTGCAGATGGATAATATTGTACATTACTAGCTATTGAAGAAACAACTATATTACTTACCCTACCCCATAATTCAACACTACTTCTATATTGTTTTTGATCTGGACCTATTTCATTTAAGTCTCTTGGTATTTTATTTATATTATCATTTAATAATACTATATTGGCAGTTTTATTTGATTCTGTAGTTGGAAATAAAGTTGTGTTTATACCATTATATAAAGTAGGAACACTACTAACATAAGTAGTTTGAGAACCATAAGTTTGACCAAATGGATAACCATTTAACATACCTGGAAGATATACATTATAATAGTCTTGTTCTCTTTGTCTAACAACTACTTTATAAGAATACCAACCTAATGGATTAAGTATATAGGAAAATTTAACATCAGGAGTAGCATTATCTAATGACTTTAAATAAATATCATTTACTCTACCATCAGTAGTAACTGTATAAACAGAACCTACGTTTGTTCTTAATGTTATTTTTACATAATCAACATAAGCTCCTCTTAAATAATTACCAACAACAGGCAAAGTACCACTTAAGTAAGTAAAGATATATGTAGTGTTTGTTATAGTTGTAGTTGTGGATGTTGTTAATATAAATCCATTACCTATAGATTCAGCATATAATCCAGGAGTTCCAGTAATAATATCTTTGTTAGAATTTATTATCTGATTTAATTGTATAGATAATGTATTACCTAACCAACCTTTAACATTAGTTGGGTTTATATTACTAGAATAATCAGAGAATACTGTTGAACCTCCAAAAGTTGTTGTTCCATCTGAATTTACAGTATCTAATATACTTGATAATATTACAGAAGAATCTCTACCATATTTATCTGCTAATACAAAACCTACTTGATAATTTCTTTTTTGTTTTAATGTATGGTTTGGATATTCTATAAAACTATTGCCTGTCTCGTCTTTTTGAACAACAGCCACTGCGTAGTTTAAATTACTTGGTGGTGTATATTTATCAACAAAATTACCATATATTAATCTATTTCCAGATACTTCTTGAGCCAACGCCCTTATAGGAACTCTATCATAAACTCTAGTTATCTCTGAAGATGGTAGTGTTCTATATGGTTTTCTAGATTGATACTTATACTTGTATACATTATTAATTGGTACTGTTAATAATACGTCTGAAATACTAACAGTATCTAATACTTTAACTGCTAAAGAGTCAGACTCTTTATATAGTATATCTATTTCAACTATCTTGTAAGAATCAGTACAGTTAATTACATTATCTGGGAATGTTATTAATAATTCTACATTGTTAACATTATTTTGCATCCAACTTAATATAGTACTTCTATAAGCGTCAGTTTCGTTGCCATTAATGAAGAAACCTTTTTGTAATGGTATATATGCTATTTGCGTAAACGGAGCTATTAAAGAATACTCATCGTCATCAAATCTAAATCTATAACTAAATCTTATATATTTATTTTTCATGTAATCTGGATCACCAGGCCATGAAGGAGTACTAGATTGATTAGACATGGTAGATACCATGAATATTAATATATTGTTTATATTGAATGCAGTACTAACAGTAGGTGCAGAATATACAGTAACAATACTCCACAATGGATTTGCATCATCTACAACACTACTTACTAGTATATATTCACTACAACTAATTATAGTAGCACCAGCATTAGTTTCTGACACTATAGTCATACCAACTTTAACACCGGCAGATTTTAAAACCTTGAAAGACGTTGTATTTATAGCAGCAACAATTGATGTTTTAATACTAGTGTATAAAGATATTGGATTTACTGGTGCAAATTTAGCTACTGATATTTGATGTTCCATAGTATAATATGGATTCAAACTAGTGGCAGGAGCATTTAATGCCGATGCGATATTTATTTTACGAGGTTGATTTCTATTGTCTGTCCAAAATAATAGATTTTCAACTATATTAATTCCATTTATTCTAAATATATTATTAGTAGCAAAATTAAGAAAATCTCCTTGTACTAATACGGTATATGTTAATTTACTAAAGTTTCTAGCAACTATTTTCATAGTATAAACTCCAGGTGTTGGTGGTTCTAATGTGTTTGAATTATCTCTATAGTTTGATAAAAATTCATAAACTACATTGTTTTGATTATCTGCTATTGAACCTATACATTTTAAAGTAGGATCAGTTTCAACTCCACCAAAATTAACTAGACTATTCCCTAAAGAATTTTGAATAGTACCTTGATTTCCTTCATCAGATTTACCTACTGATATGTTATAGGCTTCTCTATATTCATTATTTGCTACAAGTCTATCATCTATATCCTTGTTCATTTTAGAACCAATGAAACTATTTTTTATTTCTGCCATTTAATTTTAGTGTTTAATCCATTTGGATTGTCCTCTTAATATTTTAGTAAACTCTTCCATTTTTATATTAGATAATCTAATTTTAGTATTTCTTAGTTTAGCAAATCTTTCTTGTTTTAATCTTTGAACTAAATACTCAGGTTGATTAGATCTTAAAGATATTATAGCATGTAATATATGAGCGTACATAGCTTCTTCTGCTAGTTTAGGTACTTTAGTATCTAAATCATAAGCAAGTCCATCAGATATGTATTCTAAAAGAATTAATGAACCAACTAACTCACTACTAAAAGATATTTTACCTTCTGCTTCATTCATCATGAAAGTACCATTAACATTAGCATTAGAAGTATCCATACCGTATCTTTGACCTAATCTTCCATACATACTATTATTATCGTACATATCATGTGAAAAATAATCTTCATTTCGTATTAATTCACGTGAGTTATTAGAGTCCCATCTTTCTTTTATTAAAGAACTACCTATAATATTTTGATCTAAAGTATCTTGAATTGGTATACCTTCCGTATCTTGTATAGGAGTTGTATAAGGTATTCCACTTAAAGTACCAGGATATATAACATGTTTAACACCATTTCTATCAATTCTAGATATTTTGACATAGTTAACGTAGTCTTGAGGTATTATTATATTTAGACTTGGAGGTATTGTAAGTTCTTGTGATTTTATACTTTTTAAAGTATCATAACTAAATTCCTGTAATCCACGTTTTGCATGGAATATAACATCAGTTCTTTTTATACTTGGTATTAATTTATTATCACCTACGTATGCTACTATAAAGTTATTTATTAAATCTTCTAATTTTATATAAGAATAACTACCATAGTTTTCTTCAACAATAGTACCATAAGCATTTTTACTACCATACTTACCACCTTCTAATCTTTTTAATTGTACTAAATATATTTGTCCAGCTTCAGCATAAGATGTTAATACAATTGTATTACCATTAACTACTGTGAATCCGTATGGATAATCAATAAAAGTAACTCCACCATTATTACTATAATAGAATTTAAAATTAGTTAAATCATATCTATCATCATTCACATTGTTTGTATACCATACTAATGGCGTATCAAAACCAGTAAAAAGAAATTCTTGTTGTTCGTAAGAAGCTACTATACTTTTCGCGCCTTCGTAATACTGTCTATTACTCTCAGTTATTAAACCGTCATTATAAAGTTCCATATATTATTATGATTTTGAGTTAATAGTTGTTGCTTGAATCTCAGAAGCAGCAGCTTGTATTATTGATTGATCTTTTATTATAACTCCAGAGTAAAGTAATATTCTAGTAATTATATTAACTTGTTCTGTTGGATGTAATTCAAAATTAATAGAATTAGAACTTGAATAAAAATATTGATAATTAGGTGATCCTGAAGATGTAAAATTCCAAGAAGGATTTAAAGGTTTTCTTATATAAGTTACCGATATATCACTTTGTATTGTTGATGGACTTACATATATTTTATAGTCTTTATATGTGTAAGCAGGAAATGTTGTTGTTGGTTTTGTTAATTTAGATAAGTTTATATCTATTAATTCATTAGGTTGAACATATTGAACATCTATACTGTCTTTATATATTACAGAACCTAATTTATAAAAATTAAATGGAGATACGGTTATAGTAATAATGAATATACTAAGTGGAGGAGATGTTAATACCAGATTAGTTCCAGCGATACTCCAGTTTTCTTGAGGTTGTTGTACACCATTAAAAAAAACAGAAGTTGATCCAGCATCTAAAACTTCTAAATCAATATAAGTAGGATATAATTGAACTCCAACTACAGTTGTAATTGGTTGTCCAGTATATGTAGTACCTGTTATATTTGGTATTGTAAAATAAGGACTAGTAAAAGTAGCTGGACCATATTCTTGAAATATAGATATTTTTTCGTCTAAATTTTTAACTCTATCAGCGTATTCAGAGTCATTTGGTTGTATTCTAATTTGTTGGTTTATACTCTCAAAGTATTCATTAAATATTTCTAATTGTACTTGAGTTGCAACCCTATTAAACTCATCGGGAGTCATATATCCGCGTTGTTCTTTATTTAATATTAATAAAACTGTTTTATAAACTACGTCTACATTTACTGCCATTTGTCTATTTTTTTATAATAAATAGGCGATTATTGCAGTTTTAAGTACAATAACCGCCTAAGTATTAGTATTACATGTTATTTAAGTTTTTTCTCTATAGATTTAAAGATTCCTATACCTTCATCTGTTTTAAAGAACGCAGCCATAGCTGAATAAGGATTCTCATCAAAAGGTACCGTCATTAATTTTCTATCATTTTCACCCCAATGAAATGTTCTTTGATCTTGTGATAGTTTTATAATTCCAACTTCAGTCGCTCTAATTGCTAAGTTTCTTAAAGGTACATTATCATCATTAGCCAATTCTAAAAACAAATTAGGATTTTTTCTAGCCATTAACAATAAGTCTCTTCTTATTTCCTTAGAACTCATCTTATTCACTCTAGTACCAACTTCTACTCTAACAATAGCTTCTGCCATGTCGATGTCCATTTCAAAAGCGGCATTCATTGCTTCTACTTCTAATTCTATTGTTTCTAATTCATCTTCAGCTTCCATTGTAGAATCAAATTCAATATATTTTTTATTTAAACCTGGATGATAAATAGATAAAAGTTTTTGTAGATTTTGTTTTTCTTTTGGTACGTTTAATACACCTTCTGAAAACATAATGTGACCTAGTGTTACTTGACCTTTCTGTTCACTAACTAAAGGTGAGTTTTGATTAGTAGCATATCTTAATTCCTCTTGTTGTCCTGTTTCTTTGTCAAACCATAACAATGGATATCTAAGTGTATGCTTTCCTTGTAATGTATAAGTTAAAGGAGAATGACTATCTGTTATAATATAGATTCTATCTTTTATTTCCCATTTAGGTTTAGTATCTTTAACTTCTACTGTCTTTTTAATTACAGTTTCCTCTGTATATTCTGCGGTTGATACATTGTTTGTATTAACACTTTCTAATTCTTTTTCTTTTGTTTTTTGCGTTGTCGCCATAATATAATATAATTTAATAGTTTATTTTTAAAAGGTAATAATTACCCCTATCAGTTCAACAGGGGTAATATTACCAGGTTTTTATACTGAAGCAGTAAACAATACGAAATTGTTAGCAGCTTGAGTAACTAGACATCTTTCAGACAAGAAGTGTACTTGCATTGCGTCAAGATCAGAAGTATAAGCACCTCCAACAGATCCAGTAATCCAAGTTTTCATACGTCTGTCATCAGCTTGATTAGCTCTATAACGAACATGTAAGAAAGGTCTACGGATATTAGTACCTAATTGTTGATCGTAAACAGTAGATGTTCCAGCCGGAATCAAGATACCATCGATAGTGTTATTAGTCATACCACCACGAGTAGATGCGTCATTAAGGTATTTCCAATCAGTTTTGTAGAAATCATAAGATCCACGACGGAAACCAGAGAAACCTAGGTTTAACGCCATTTGCTCAGAATTTTCAAACAAACCGTAAGCAACTCCACCTGCAGCACCTGCTGACAAAGAAGCTAACATATCATCAAAATCAAGAGAAGTAGCTCTGTTTAAGAAGAACATATTTTCTTCAATTGCTCCTTGAGTATCTAAGTTTTTTAAGATTGAATCAAAATCATTAAGACCTGATGCAGCAGTAAAGTTATTTACAACATTACCTCTACTTCTAACAGCTGCAAAAAGACCTTCAGTTCCTTTGATAGAGTTACCAGAAGTAAGTGTAGAACCACCAGAAACTAATTCACCTTCAATTACTGACATTTCTAAGTAATCTTCAAAACGAAGTCTTGTTTCAGCTTCTGCTTTTAAATACCACAAGAAACCACCAGTACCATCTTCTGTAGCAACTTCAACCCAACCAATTTGAGCTGTGTCAGATCCAGAGATTTGATATCTTTCTTTTACGATAATAGGAGAGTTACTATATTGAGTAAAAGAAGGAGTTACAGAGTTTAAAGTAGCATCTGTAGTTCCTTTCTTAAATTCAGAACCATAGACAAAGATTTTAAGATCTGTTGCACTAGCAAAACTTACAGCATTACCAGAACCAGTAGTTAAATCTAATTGAGTATAAGGTTTAACACTTACAGTAGCTGTACCAGCTGCAGATCCAGTAGCACTAGTACTAGAAGCTGTAACGTAAACTTTAAGTTCTTTTCCTGTAGAAGGACTCATAACTACTAGAGTTTGTCCAACAGAAATTACATTACTAGTATATGTATTACCTACACTATTAGTAGCAGAAACTGCAAAAGTTAAATCAGTTGAATTAGCACATGTAACATCTTTGTAAGCAATGTGTAATCTGTTTTGTTCAGACCAAATGATTTGATCAGATGACATAGGCATTTCAGCTCCTACCATACGTAAGAATCCAGAAAGAGTTCTGTTTCCATAACGCTCAATTTCTGCTTCGTAGATTTCTGGAAGATATTGTTGCGCGAAGTTATTTCCGCTAGAATCTGTAAAGTTTAAGTAATTAGATTCTAAAGTTTGTTGTCTTTGAGACGGTTTAATTGAACCAAAGTTCGGTGACACATTTGCCATAATTTTTTAATTTTAATTGTTAAATTTCTTTGTTTGTATTCTTAGTTTTGAAGAATCAAAACCACTAACAGATTTAACTCTTAATCCATTTATAAAAACTTCTCCAGACGTTTGTCTAGGTTGATTTGTACTAGGATTTTTAGAATTAGCAATAACTTCCTTTACAGCATCGGCTTTTCCTTGCTCGTAGAAGTGTTGCGCGATTCTATCAGAGTTCATAGCAGTGTATAAAGCCTTGTGATAACTTTTTTGATCACTAATATTTCCTTCTTTATCCAGGAACTTCCCGAGAAAATTATTAATGTCTGATTGTTTTTCCGCAACTTGTTCAGTATTCTGGATACCATATCTAAATCTTTTATCACCGACATTATATTCAAAACCTTTGAATTCATCGTTGAATAAACTTTTGGTAGCCTGTTTAAAGCGTTCATGTCGCGTTTTAGACTCTTCTTCATTCTTCTTGTATCGGTTAAAAAAGTCAGAAGCTTCTCTTTGTTCTTGAGTCATACCAGGTCTCAACTTGATTTCCTCGTAATATTTACTCTTTATTGACTCTAAGTAGTTCTTAGCTTTTACAACCTCTTCCTTATAAGCGAGTTTCTTCTTACGAATATCTCGTTCTTCTTCTAAATCCTCATCAAAGAAAAAAGTATCTTCCATTAGGAATTGTATTTCTTCTTGATCTAAATGAGGTTTTGTTGATTTATAGTATTCTCTTAATAATGCATCTTCATTAATATTAGAGTAATCAGTATTTAATCTGACATAATCTTCAACAGTTCCTCCAGTCTCTTCCATGAAAGCAACAAGTTTTTCGATGTTTTCTGGTAATGGTTTTCCTGTGTTTATTTGTTCTTGAACACTTTCCTTAAGTTCTTCTTTGATTTCAACTATCTCTTCGTTGGTGATTTCTTCAATAACATTTTCAATGGTCCCTTGGTTTCCTTGTTCCATTTCTCGCAATTCCACTTCGGGTTGTTCTGTGCGTAACACGTTTTCATCTGTGCTTTGGATTTGAATGGCATCTGTATCTGGATTAGTTGTTTGTATTGTTACTTTAGTAATATCTTGTTCTACCAATGGAGTAGATAAATCTACTTTAACAACAGAATCTTCTTTATTTAGATTTCTAGGTTTTTTTGGTTTAGGTATTTTAAATTCACCTTCTTGTTTTGTAATTTCTGACATAATATAATATAATTAAATAGTTAACTTATTTTATAAACCCATACCACCTAAACCATCAAACTGTGAAGATTCAAAAGTTTGTGGTAATGAATTTGTTTTTCTTTGATTTATCAGTTCAGATTGTTGAGATGCTTGTATTTTAGTTCTTTCATCTTTTCTATCTTCTACTGTTTGCAATTTACTTGTTTCTGTATTAGACTTTAACTGAGCTAATTGCATGTTATATTGAAACTCTTGTTCTAATAATTGTTTCTTTAGTTGAGCTTCCATTTGTAGTTTCTCAATATCAAATTGAGATTTTGCTCTCTCTATATTAACAGTTTCTTGAGTTAATGCTTGTTGCTTTTGAACTTCGAATAAAGCTGCTTGTTGTGCTGTTTCTTGATTAGCCTTAGCTTGCGCCTGAATATTAGCCATCTGAGCAGCTTGTGCGGCTTTTTGTTTCTTAACCTTTCTAAACTTAAGAACTTGATTGGCTAATTTCAGGTTTCTAACTTGTCTAATATCTATAGCATCATCTAAATCTATACTACCACTTTGTAATGCAACTTGTATATTCTGTTCAAGCATTGCTTTTTCTTCTTCATCTGGTTCTAATTCTAGATATATACCAAAATCATGAAGATTTAGATTTTTAATTTCTCTTAAAGTAGATACATTGTATGTAGTTATACTTTGTTCTAATACTTTAGCTGTTAAAGGAAAATCTAAACAATCAGCAATTCTTAATGAGATGTTCTCGCATGTTCTAAGAGTTAGAAACAGACTAGATTGTAATATGTGTTTAGTTGCTGTATTTGATGCATTAGCGGCCATCTTTTGAAGTCCTACTAAAGTATCTTTATCTACCATACTTCCATCACGTGCTTCATTTAATCCAGTAACATCTCTTATCATCTGTAAGTAATACTGATAAGTTTGTATTAGTGAACCTATTTTAGCTTGTCCAGAAGAACTAGTTAATTCTTGAATAGGTACTTTGGCAGCATTCATACCACCTTCTTGAGTTAAAGATCTACCAACTATACTACCAGTTTGAAAATACATATTTAATGCTTCAGCTGGGTTATAGTTTGTGCCATTACCTAAATCAATCTCAGCAAATCCATCAACATCTACAAAAACACCATCAGGAATCATTTTAGACATCACCTGTTGTATCTTTAGGTGTGTCAACTGTATCATGTCAGCAAAACCAGTTATTTTATTTACAGTAGAATCAATTCTACCTTTATACATTCTTGGCGCTGTTATAACATAATTCATTTCTACTTTAGTAGTATCAGCGTATGGTCTTGTCATATTCTCTGACATTTTCCATTCTAACATAGTGTTAGTGCCTATTATTTTAGCACCAGTATATAATACTTCTATTGTTCTAGATACTCTTTCAAAATTATCACTTGGTGGTGGATTAAATTCGTCTGTCTTCTCAATGGCTTTTTCAAGTCCATTTTCACCATATTTTATTTTAAAAACTTGATTCATATATGTCTTATACTCAAAGTATAAAACCTGAACAGTATTTTCATCGTAATTACCCCAACCAGTTATATATTGTCTATTACCTGGCATCTGTTGTATCTTATACAATTCTTCTTCAGTAATATGAGGAAATTGTTTTTTTAATTCTGGTATAGTTATTGCTTTAACTTCACCTACGTAATATATGTCTTCAAAATTTGGATCTTCTGTATAAGAATGTACTATATAAGCTGGATCAACATATTCAGTCACGATACCTTCACTAGTATTAAAATTAGTTTTAACACATGCGATACCTATAACGGTTAAGTCATAGTTTAATCTCCTTCTAGTTAAATCCCATTTATTAGCAGCAAGTACATTATTTATTGCTTCTTCTTCTGCTATTTCAACTGACTGTTTATAAGTTAGTTGCATGTGTAAGTCTAATTCTTCTTTAGTTTCAGGTAGATCCTCTTGAGGAAGTGGTGAATTAGAAAAGTCTGTACCAGTAACCGCATTAGCTTTATTAATCAAATCTTTAGAGTACATATCTCTTAGTATTGATTGAGCATACGATGTTCTAGCTTGTAAAGATTCTGGATCTTGAGCGTAGGCTTTTATATCATAAGTCTTTTGTGACATACCATTAACAACTATATCAACAAATTTAGATATAACAGGTACTGGTTTCCAATCTAAATTTAAGTAAGAAATATCACCATTAATAGCTAACTCATCTTTATATTTTTGAACTGATTGTTCACCTCTAGCATATAATCTTAATTGATGAAAATTATTAAAGTTAGAAGTATATCTATTTTGATTATTTCTAGTTTGTCCAAACCATTCTTGTTCTATTGCTCTAGATACTTGTAACCCATATTCTTCAGATGCTTTAGTAGCGTCATCAACCACTTGACTTGGAAAGGCGCTATTTGTATTTGTGTATATATTCATTTATTATATATTTTTGATGAAGAACCTGTATTGTCGTATTTTTTTATACCTAAGACATGGTTTTTTCTAACTATAGTAGTAGAAGGTGAATAACGATTCTTGTTACAAGCCATGATAGCTAAACCAGAACTAATAGAAGCATCAAACTTAGTTCTATCATTAACATTAAATCTAGCCCAGTCATTTAATGTCTTGTTGAAATACATATTACCGTATCCAGTCTCAGTTATTCCAACGTATTCTTCTATGTAAGATTCTATAGCTGATGCGTGTGCTTGTTTTATGTCTTCACTTGAATTTGGTATTCCACCAATATCTCTTTCTGTAATGGATAGATTATTCCAAATCTTATCCGGTCTATTCATTGAATAACCTCTATAACCTCTTCTTTTAAAATGAAAAAGTAATCTAGGTTTATTATTTTCTGCTAATATAGGCATACCATAAAATATACATGCCATTAAAACTTCTTCAAAAAATATCTCTGCCGTCTGTGGTCTAGCAATATATTCTAAAAAGAAACAATTGGGTGGTACGTCTTCCATAGAAAACTTTGTTAGTCCACTTAAGGCTCCGTTAGATCCTTTACCATCTACCGTGCCAGATATATCATACGGGTCACATCCAAATGCTCCACATTGTTCGTTACCTGGATATTTTATACCGTTCTTTACAATAATATTATTTTGTAAATGATAAGGTGGAACCCATGAAACTAAAAACCTACCATTTTTATTTGGATAGAATACAACTTTAGTATCTTGTATTCCATTCTCCCAAGCAAAACTACCTTGAGTTAAATTACTTGTATGTCTTAAATCTTCATTATAATCTATCTGTTCGTATATCTTAGTAAGATTAAATAAAGATTGTTTTGATTCATCTCTAAATGCGTGTTGTTCTGTTCTTGGAAACTGTCTGTAATATTCATTTAAACTGTCTTGATCTGACTTTAAACCATCTACTTCGTTTTGCCAATGTTCTATAACACCTAAATCTATTTCATTACCATCTACACCTCTAACTGGTTTTAACGGAGTATCGAATACAGGTACTCCATAAGTATCAATGAATCCCTCGAACGACCATTCCATAGGTATAAACAAACTATATAATCCTGAACTAGTCTGTCCGTTGCGGTTTCTTTTCGTAACATCTGAATTTTCATAAAGTTTCTTAAAGTTTTCACCACCTTTATCTAAAGCATTTGATGTTGAACCCATCATACACTTGCCAATAACCTTACTACCTAATCTAAGTGTTGTTTTAGTAACTCTCCAGTTATTTAATATATTATCTGGTCTTTCCCATTTACCACTTTCATCATGTACTAATAGTTTTAATTTTTCACCATCATAACTATTATCTCCAGTATTCTTCCAGTCAATTGTTGTATCTAATCCATCTAACTCTTCTAACTTCTCATTAGAATCTAATTTACGTCTAGTAAGTTTAGATGCTGGTATTCTATAAGCTAATTCTGTTTTAGGTCTATCCATACCATCTTGGATAGGTTTAAAAAAGAAAGGATAATTTATAGATATTGGAACTACTTTGTCAGTAAACATCTTCTTAGCATCTGCTCCAGATTTTGATAATATACCAAACCTAGAGTCACTTGACATAGTTGCTATATTTACTAATTCAGAAGAAGACATAAATGAAAATCCAGAACGTCTATTTTTTAAATAACACATTCCATAACATCTAGGATCTGCCTTACATGCTTCCCAAAATAAAAAGAATAATCTGTTTGATTCCCTAAAATCAGGTGCACCTACGTCAATCTTACTCCATTGAAGATACATGTAGTGTGTACCTGTTATATATGTTGGTTTACCATTATTATAAAAGAATAAACCTTCATCTCTATATTTAAACTCGTTGTCTATGTAATCGTACCATTTTTCTTTAAAAACATCTGGTTGTTTATTCCAATCAAAAGTATTTTTTATCTTACTTATTTCTTTAGGATAAACCATTTGCTCCCAGTACTGTTCTTCTTTTATCTTAGATCTCGAATAAGAATCTTCGACTAATGGTAATGCTATTCTTAGATTTTGGATTTCATATATTTCACCAATCTTTCCAGTCTTACTAATAATAACCATATCATGGTCTTTATTATACCCATATTTCCATTTGTTAAGACGGTTATATTGTTTTATAACACTTGGTTTTATATAATCTGATACTACTTTATAAAGTGATTGCTCATACATTATTTTGATCTCCCTTCTGCAAAACCTTTAAATACCTTATTACTAACTTCTCTTTCACTATCATTCAACATCTTCTCTTCTTCTTCTATTCTAGAAAGAATTTCAAATGCATCAAATATTGCTAGTTTTTTAGTAGCAGCAGCATTCTTTAATTTGTCAGCAGATAAATCGTCATCACCATTATCTAATATAGCTTCTTCAGCTACTTTAATTAGTTCTAGTACTGCTTTGTGTCCAGCTAGGATTATATTCTGCTTCGTTTCCTTTACATTCATATTTAATTACAATATCATTAGATTTCATACAATATAGTCTCTGTCCTTCAACTATAAATTCAAATTCTCCATACGGAGTATAACCAACCAAGTCTCCCTCGCTTATTTTAAGCGTTTCTAAAGAACTATTACCGTATTTTAGTATACCAATAAGTTTCTGTTCTTTATCTAACTTTAGATAGTCTGTATTCTTTAATGGTTTAATAAAACATCTGTCACCAAATGATTTCCATTTATCTTTATTTTTATATAAATAAACCTGGTCTAAGTCGCAAAAGTACATGTCTTCAATAAAGTGTGATCTACTATTTTTTTGATTACCTCTAATATCATAAAATCTTCTAAAAACATTATGATGTATAATAACCAAGTCGCCAACTTTTATATCAGTAGAATAAGCTAGCGGGATCGATACAACCTCCGCTAAGTTATTCACAGATTTAAAATTTTCTATTCTAGTATTTAGTATCAGTTCTTTACCATCAACATTAACTTTGTTATCGTATCTATTACCTACTGGTTTTACGATAAAGTTAAATACACTTCTCATTAGTATTCCAAATCATATTCTACAGATATTGCCATATTGGAATTAAATTTCTTCCAAGGCATAACTTCTTCACCCTTTTTTATATAGATAAAATAAGAAAGATCTGTACTATCTTGCAATATACAACTTATCTCATGTCCTCCATAAACGGATTGACCAACTGAATAGTGCATTGCTTCATTCTTGTAGTCAGAACCTATACTTATTTTTCTAATTAGAGAATCCATTGTTATTCTTCAATTTCAACTTCTTCAACAATATCTTTTTCTTCATTAGTAGAATAAGATCCGTCTTCTAAGTTTATATTAACATCACCATACTCTTTTTGCAATTCAACCTTTGACTCTTCAATAGTTTTATTTAATTCAGCTAACTGATGTAAAGAACTATGTTTTTGACTTTCTAAAATTCCAATATTAGTTAGAATAGTAGATAAATCTTTTTGTTGTGTTCTGATAGTTTGCAATTGTTCTTCTGTAATCTTTTTAACTTCTGTTGCCATTTTTAATTTAATTTAATTGTTATAACTATTTAATCACTTGAATAAGTGAAATTCTACTATTTATCTATATAAAAGTATACTAGCAGCTGGAACTGTTGTTCCTGAAGCCACGATACCAGTTATCATTATTGGTAAAAAAGTACCAGATTGTAAACCAGTAAGAAGTACAGGTGTTGTTACTATTTTATCAGTTGTCGCAATAGTTGCTCCAACTAAAGTAGTTGCTACGTTTGCAGAAACAACAAACTGCGTTGCATTAGTTATACTAGATACTGTAGTGCCAGTTGTAAAAGCACCTGTTCCACTAGTAACGGTAACACCCATTCCAGCGACTAAACCAGTTGTACTTGCAACAGTTACAGTTGCTTGTCCTGACGCACCTGCACCACCTGTTAATGTAATAGCTTTATTATATACAGTATTACCAGCAGGTATTACATTTAAAGAATTACCAGTAACTTGAGTTACGGCACCTATAAAAACAGCTTTAGGTGTTGAAGTAAAATTAATATCACTACCAACTGATGCTACTGTTTCTACTATACTAGCAAAGTCTGGTTGATTTCCAAATTGACCCATAATTTATTTTTTTATTTATTTATGACAATGTTAAAAGATATTTAATCTTAGCGGTTTCTCCTGACAGTGATTGAGCCATATTGCAAATGTCTCCATATCCTGCAGAATCTCCATAAGATTCTAAATCGTTAGAAAAATTCATTATTTCATCAGCAATTTTCATTGAGTCTGCATTTGCAACTATAGGTTCAATTTTTAAACCTTTAATTCTCTTACTAGTGTAACCCATTAGTTTCTCAACTACATCATCTTTAAAGTCTTGTAAGAATTCATAGAATCCTCCAGTTGCTTTATGTTCTGCAAAACTTCTGGTCTCCCAATGTATCATGTGAATTTGCTCATGAAAATAAGCAAGTTTTCCTGCGATTTCTTCTGTTGTCATAACATTTTATTTTTTCTTTTTTACGATATTCTTCTCTCTCATACTCGAAGCAGTTCCAGATTCAGTGTTTCCTTTTTTTCCTTCAGCTAAGTCAGATAAATATTCACCTGTTTTAGAAGCTACATCTTTAACTTTTGAAACAACTTTTGATCCATAATGTTTAGCTACTTTAAGTAAATCTGTATTTGGATTAAGACCTCTTCTATCTGTAGAACCAGTAAAGTCAGGTTTAGTTTGTTGTAATAATGCACTAGGTATTCCATTTCCTGTCTTTAGTAATGGAGATCTTCCTGGGTTTTGAGTGTATGCCATTTTTTTTATTTTAAGTTATTTTATTTTTGTATATATTATTTTATCATTACCATCACCAGTGACAGTGCATTTAATGGTATTTTTGTTAATTAAAACATATTTACTTTCAACTATCCATTTATTTTTTAAAAACATAGTTTTTATTAATATGTTTGTTTTATTTATCTTTATAGATATTACTTTTAATTCATCACCAGATATTTCACTTATCTCTTGTGTTTGAAGAATATTATGAATATCTTTCCAGAAAAATAATTTAGTTGATTGTTTATCAGGTTTCCAATATCCAATTAAGTCGTCTGTGTTTAATTTTTCTTGAGATAAAACACTTAAACTAAAAAACAAACTAGTTGCAATAAAAAATACTTTTTTCATGATTAAATAATATTAGATTTATATAATACTATTATTACATGTATTGAGTACTATTTAGTTTTTCTATTCTGTTTAGTATATGCTTCTTTCTCCCAAGGTAGATTCTTAGCACCTTCATTCATTTTAGAACGTGGATACTTCTTACCTTTCCAGATAACATGTGTGTCAGTATAATCTAAATCACCGCGTTTCATCTGGTCTATATGAACCATCTCGTGTTCTATAGTCTTACTTTTCTTTAACTCTAATGGAGATACGTTTTTATTTACTAGAATTGACCCATTTGACTGGGCCATTCCTAGTATATTATTATCCATATCTGTACTATATATCGGTGTGTTATCCATAAAATATGGAGGATTCATCATTTTGAATGCCATTATAGTACTTTTTAATTATTCTTCTTACCTAGTACAAAAGTCTTAGTGTCTCTATATGGAAACATATTATTTAGTACTTGTTTTCTTTCTTCACATCCACACGGAACATCTAAAACTTCAGATACTTTGTTCACTACTTTTTTTATACCTGTAATTTTAGTTACATGTTCTATAGTATCACCTAATCCTTTACTTCTATTTGATTCCATTGTTTAACATTTACTATGCTACAACCGGAAGAGCACTAACTGTAGCACTTGTTGATATAATAACAGGTACTAGAATAGGTCCATTTTGAGCAAGTATTGCTGTGTTTATAGCCGCAACAAATGTTGATGCTCCAGCAGCACTAGTAGTAAAAGTGTAACTTTTTCCAAAAGCCCACACAACGAAAGTTGTTGTTCCAGTATATACTACAGATGTTACTAAATCAGTGTTGAAAGTGATACTTGGTACACCTGTAACAGATGAAACTGGAATTGATATGTATTTTGCCATTTTTTTTATTTTTTTATTTTTATATTAATTATTAACCTACTGCGATATCGTTTACAACAAGAACAGCTGCAGAAATATTTGCTGCTGATAAAGCAGTTGTTGGAGCAGTTGATACTACAAATACAGTAGCACTAGTAATAGAACTAACAGTGGTATTAATTGCAAAAGCACCTGTTCCACTTGTCACAGTAACAACCATACCAGCAACTAAACCTGAAGTACTAGCAACTGTAATTGAAGTACCACTACCAGAACCTGATGTTAATGTAATTGCATTAAAGTTTGGTATTGAAACTACAGGACCTGGTGATGCACTTGTAATTGAGTTGTTTATTACATTAGTTCCAGCAATAGCATTTGTATTTTGAATAGCGGTAGTTGAACCACCAAAAACCAATCTAAATGTTTTACCTTGAGATATTAAAGATGCAAAAGCAGCAATACCAGTAACTACAGTAGCACCACCAGAAAGAGCAACTGTTGGAGCAGTTGAAACCACAAAAGTTGTACTGTTAGTAATACTAGTAACTGTTGTTCCTGCAGCAAAAGTACCTACGCCAGCTGTTATAGCAAGAGACATACCAACTACCAAGTTAGTTGTAGAACCAACAGTGATAGTAGTACTACTACTAGTAGCGCCAGCTGCAGATGTATATACTGTACTTGCAGGTGGAATCGCTGTAGCGATGTTATCCGTATTAAAAACGATCGTGGGTTGTCCAACGGCTGAAGTTGGAATAGAAATAAATTTTGCCATTTGTTTTATTGTTTTTTATTTATAATAGTTTAGTTGTTAACATTTTTTCATTTTAGTTGGAGATGGTTTTTTACCCTCCTTTTTTTCAAAAGACTTAGTCTCTTTTTTTTCGTGTTTCATCATTGTTGATTTAGACGCGTATTTTTCTACTTTACCTTTTTCATAACTACCTTTTTCTACAATCTTCTTTTTTTGGTTAAGAGGTGTTTTAGTAGTAGTAGAAATACCTGAACCATCTTTTAGTATTTTATATCTTGGACCACTAGATGCTTCTTTCATTGTTTTTGCTTGTTCAGCAAGTACACTTTTAGGTAAACCAATCATATAACTTCCAGCAGGACCTTCTTGACTTGGATTTCTTTTTTTCTTAGGTTGTAACATACTATTAAATTTATTTTTTAGTTAATTTATATTTACCTGATCTCCTCTGTTTAATAGGGGTTATTCCTTTGATTTCATTTTCCCTATCTTTTTTCTTTTCTTCGTAGCTTTTGGTTATTGTACCATTATTTACAAGTGTTTCTTTTCTTTCTTCAGTAGTTTTAGCAGTAGCTGCCGAAGGAATAGCTTTTACTTCGTCTTTAACAGGAGCAATATCACTTTTTGCAGTAGGTTTTTGAGATTCGTTATATTTTTTTATTTCTGCAGTAGTTTTTTCTTTTCTTGCTTCTACTCTTTTATTTCTATCATCTAACCTAGTTGCTTTGTCAGTATTACCTGCCGTTGTAGCTTTATCTTTTTTTCCTTCTATTCTAGTAGATCTTTTTTCTAAACGTGCTTCTTTATTAACGTTAGCATCGTTTTTATCACTAGCAGTTCTAGATTGTATACCAGCACCGATTACTTTACCAAAAGAAGCTATCGCATCGCCAATACCACTATCAACATAGTCACTTTTTCCAGTATATCCACCAGATTCGTATGCTCCACCTTCTCCACCTTGATCTACCATACTTCTTTGTAGATGAAAAGGAGAACTAGAGTTTCTTTTTAATATATTAAGTGACATTAATAACGACCTTTAGCTTTTTCGGTTATAGGTAAACCGTTATAACTTGGTTTTATATTATTTAATATAATACCATCTTTTCCACTGCTACTACCTTTACCTTTAGGTAATGCCGTAGTATCAAATGGTCCATTCCATAAAGCATTTGCTCCAACGCCTTGTAAAGCTGCTTCTTTATCTTCCCTAGTGATTGGGTGTTTTCTAATATCTAAATTCATAATTATTGATTGTTTATTTCGTAAGGAACCGTTGTGTTTTGTTCAACTCCTACTGGTGGAGGTACTGGACCAACTATGTCGGGATTAATACCTTGACCAATAGTTGGATCTATAAATTGACCTGTTAATGGATCTACTGAATTATCTATAGTTTGTTTAATTGGACTTGATTTTTTCTGTGATAAAACAGGATCTATATAGTTTTGATTAAACACTTGTCCAACAGTGCCAGTATTAAAAGCGTTTGGGTTTATACTTGTTGGTGATAATTGATTTTGATTTCCAATATTTCTACCTCGCATAATTGAACCAACTACCCCACTTTGAAGTCCTCCCATACCCATCGCTGACATACCATTTTGTGCTGCGCGTAAAGCATTTCCAATACTACCTTGTTGTGATCTTTGGTTTAAAAATCTACTATTATTAAAACCAGCAGAGTTATCCATAATACCTTGATTTGCAATTCTAGCTTGACGATTTGCAATTGCTTGTTGCCATATTCCCATGTTATTTATTTTTTATCATTATTAGCGTTTTCTATTGCTACTATAGAAACAGTATTAGTATATGTTTTACCATTCATTAACGTATTTCTTCTACTTGTTGGTATATCTTCTTTACCAAGCATTATACGGTACATTTTACTTATAAGTTGTTTACATTTAAAAGAAACTTTATATATGTTGTATTTTCTGGTAACGTAGTCTCTTTCTCTCCAAACTACTATCCAACCATTCTTTAACAAATCGTTCCAACGTCTATTATTCCAACTGTATGCGTAAGTACCTATTTTAAAATCTTGTTTAGTAAAGAAATCCATACAATCTAAGTATATTAGTAACTCTAGATCTGCATCGGTTAGATCGTTATTCTTACAAGCCCACTTTCTTATTATTCTATAATGTTTTAATAATGAAAGATCTTTTATATCACTTGCTTCTAACTTTATCATAATACAACAACTACATCTTGTAATTTTATAATATGATAAGTATTTTTATCTATTTCTATTTTATGACCAGCATGTCTATCAAAGAATATAATGTCTTGTTCTTTAACACCAACAACTTCATCACCTATGCGTAATACTTTCGCTTCCACATATCTAATATCTTCTCTTTGATTCTCTGCAAGTAAAAGACCACCTTTTGTAGAAGCAGTACCTTCTTTTATTTTCTCTATAATTAAACATCTACCTATCGCTTTCATTATGCTCTTAAGTTATTAATTACACAATCAGTTGATAATATTGTAGTTGCTACAGATGCAGCATTTCTTAATGCACTTTTAGTAACTAATAAAGGATCAATAATACCTGCATTAATCATTTTAACAGTTTGACCAGTTATAACATTAAGACCATAACCAGATTTAGATATTATTTCTATTGGTACATCGTCTATACCGGCATTATCTAATATAGTTTTAAATGGTGCTTTAATTGAATCTAATAAAATCTCTTCACCAATTGAAAATGAATCTACAATATGAGAAGCATTTAATAAAGCAATTCCACCACCTGGAACAATACCTTCTTTAATAGCTGCTTTAGTTGCACAAATAGCATCTTCTATTCTATCTGCTTTTTCTTTTAATTCTATTTCAGAACCAGCACCAACTTTAACTACAGCTATTTTAGCAGTTAAACGCGCTAATCTTTTTTCAAGTTTTATAACCACATAGTTTGGATTATTTTCTAATAAAGACTTTTTAACTTCTTCTATAATCTCTAAAACTTCTGGTTTTGTTTCACCTACGTGAAGTATTGTTTCTTCGTGATTTGTTATACTTTTAATACATGTTCCTAAGAATTCTGGTTGTATTAAATCTAAGTCATCTCCAAGATCTTCATTTATAATAGTAGCACCTGTCAATAAAGCTAAGTCATCTAATATCTCTCTTTTATTTATTCCATAAACAGGAGCATCAATAACATTTATCTTTATATTACCTTTAGACTTGTTCATTGCTAAAGCAGATAATACTCCTTGTTCCATATCACCTATAATAAGTAATGACTTATTATTCTTTATAACATACTCAAGTACCGACTGTATTTGTCTTATACTTTCTATTGGAGATTCAACTAATAATACCAATGGATTATCTAATTCTGCCGTCTTACTCTTTTGATTAGTTATAAAATGAGTATTTGTTAAACCCATACTACATTGAACACCTTCTACAACTTGTAAACTACATTCTGGATCTTGAGATGTTTCCATCATAACAATACCAGTATTTCCAACTGATCTAAAAGCATCACCAACAAGTTTACCAAGTATTGTATCATTGTTAGTTGATATAGTTGCTATTTGATCCAACATATCATCGTCTACTTGTATAGAATTCATTTCTAGATATTCTATTACTTTTTCAACCGCTTTATTTATACCTTCTTTTATTTGCCTAGTGTTAGGATTTTTAACTGCAAAAGCATTCTTTAGTATTGCATGTGCTAATACAGTAGCGGTGGTTGTTCCATCACCTGCTTCTCTAACTGTTTTTCTTGCTGCTTCTTTAAGTAATGTAGCTCCCATATTTTCAACAGGATCTAATAATATAATAGAATCAGCAACAGTAACACCATCTTTTGTAATAACTGGTCTTCCAGAAGAGTCTTCTAATAAAACACACTTACCACTTGCCCCTAACGTAGAACTAACTGCTCTAGTTAATTTTTCAATACCAGCAAATACTTTATCACTGGCTTCTTTTCCGAAACTAAGATTTTTGACTATAGCGTCTGACATAATTTTATTTAATTAGATTGATATAGTCTATATATCACTTGTTTGTAGAGTTTTTTACTAACCTTGTCCTCTATACTTCTTTGTATATAACTTAGAAGTTTTTAATTTAGAAGTTTTAGTTTTAGAGTGAACTCCTGGTCTAGATACTTTTACAGTAACTTTTTTAGCAACCACTGTCTGTTTTGCCATAATAAATATAATATTATTAATACTAATATAGGTAATATAAATACCCAGTAATTTTGTTTTTTATTTATTTTCTTTTCTTTTGTTTTTAAAACTTCTTTCTTAACTATCTTATTAGTACTCGTCGAATCCTTAGACTTCGTATAAGACGTTTTATTTTTGTTAGAATATGAAACATTAGTTTTATTTTTTTTGAAGTTTATAATTACATTTTTATAAAGAACTCCGTTTACACTTATTTCTTTTGTAGTATCTATTGGAATTATTGTTAATTCATCATTTTCATTAGTTATCACTATACTTGTAGAATCTGATTTTTTTTCATTTTCTTGACTTATAAGTGAAACTTTTGTTTCTACTATACTATCTTTTTTAATATCTATTTTATCTACTATTACTTTTCTTGAAGCACAAGAAGATACTATTAAAACAAACGCAGTGAATAATGTTACTGTTATCCAATATAATATCCAATTTCTATCTTGATTTTTCATTACGATATAGTTAAAGTTATTTCTTTCGCTAATTTCATTTTTGCAAATAAAGATTCAAAAGCTTTTCTTGATTGACCTATAAAATCTTTGGATCTAGTTCTACCTACTAATATACAACCTTCTGTATCGTGATTAGTATTACCTGGGTGTATACGTATTCCTTCAAAATTAGGTACATTTAATACTAAAGGTAATAATTTCTTAAATCTATTTGATTGATTTATTATTACTTTGTAAGTACCTTTAGGAATAGCTGTTTCACTTTTTATCTTAACATCTCTTTCCTTGTCTTCTAATGTATAACACTCCCATTTGCCATCTATAGTCATTTCACCTATAGTAGAATTATCTGACTTATAAAGTCTCTTTATCGTTATAATCATGTTTATTATTTAATTTAATATTTATCCAATCATATATTTTCATCGAGGTATACACTATTGATATAATCAATAACATAATTTTTAGTATTACTTCCAAGTTGGTAAAACTCATTATTAAGGTTAGTGCGTTTAACATGTATACGCGAATAGAACATTGATCCATTATTGTTTAATTTTTAATATTATGTCAGTAAATCCTTGAATACTCACATAGGCAGTTGCTATTATAACCCAGTCAGTCGATGTTAAATTACCTAAAAACAAACCTACACATGCAATTATAAATACCGATAATTTACGAGATATTACTTTTTCTAGAATCTTATCTAAGTTTGTCATATTATGGTAGTTCTATTGTTATTGTTCCTCTTATATATTTTGTTCCACTTGCAGTCCAAGTAGAAGTTATACTTGCTCCTGTTGGATAATATCCAAAACTTATTGTTGATGATGAGTTAGGAATATTAGCATACCCCATATAACTAATTGCATTGTTTTGCGATTGATTATTATTACTCCAAATCATACCTGTTATATTAGCGGAGGTTTGAGGTATTGTAAAAGATGTTGTTGTACTGTTAGACGTACCTGATATAAAATACTGTACTGTTAACATTTTACCAACTACTAAATATCTAATTGTTTTTTGTGTAAATGTAGTCCAACCAATTATTGTTGATGTAGTAGAATAATCTACCCATGTATTAGTATCTAATTTTCCATTAAACGTAGTCCAGTCTGTTGAAGTTAGATAACCGTTTACAGATGTCGTAGCTGCTGCCATAGATATGACAGGAGTAGTTGTTCCTGTTGCTACAGATACTGGAGCAGTTCCCGTTACTGATGTAACTATAGACGCTAATGTATTGGTTGATCCATCTGCTCTTAAGTACTGTGTAGAGGATCCACCTATTGAAACTGTTTTAAATACAGCATTCCCTGTATAATCTATTGACGATCTAATAGTAGTAGTCTCAGCCCCATTATCCCAAGCATAACCTAAAAATGCGGAACCACTGCCGCCTTCCTCAAATTCTACAACTACTCCTCTTGCATTAGTTGTACTAGAGTAACTATAATAACCTATTTGACCTGATTCTACTTCCGCACTATATGCAATACCACTACCTGAATTACTTGCTGCACTAGAAACTCCAACGGCTACACCTTGAAAACTAGCTCCTGTACTACCAGACGATTGAATAGATAATGTTCCTAAATTATTTATTGATGTTATAGTTGTTGCATCTCTAACCAATTTAAATGGGTAACCACTAGAACTAGTAGTAGTATTTATCAATAACCCTGTTTTATTTACACCAGTAATATCTATTTCTATTCCTGTTCCATTATTATACGTATTAAACTGACTCCCTATCAAACCAGTAAAAACACCACCTATTCCATTAGGACTAGTAGCTTCTACTCCATAACCACTAGCACTATAAAACGTTCCGCCAGTGTATGGACCGGTGCCGTATACACCAGTATCACCAGTTGCCGATACACCATATTCTAATCCAGAAACATTAACACCAACAAGACCACCAGTAACACTTAATGCGGTATTATCAACATTAGATATGATTTGCGCAGTAACATTGTCTGAACCTGCCCCATTGACTTTAAGACCTATTGGAGTACCACCACCAACCCCTGTAGAAGTGACTATAGATAATCCAATAGGATTTAATTCATCGCCAATTGTGTTTATGTTTATGCCATTATTATCAGTTGTATTAAAAGACTTTGTACCTGTTATGGTTTGATTTCCGACTAAAGTTACTACCGCTGACGTGTTTGGTTTGTTATTAAATGTTGTCCAGTCTGTTGAAGATAATGCACCTCTATTAGTAGCAGATGCTGTCGGCAAATTAAATGTTTGTATATTACCACTTGACGTTATACCAAAGTTAGTTCCACTTTGCCCAGTTGTTAAAGTTTGCGTTGCTCCGGTTTGGATACTACCACTTACACCTAATCCTGTTATACCTGTACCAGCCATTATGCCTGATTGTTGTGTAACAGTCAATATAGTAGATTGTACGGCTGGATGTGCAAATGGACTTGTCTGAACAGTTTCATTTATAATTGACATGTTAATATCTGCACTCGCCCAATACAACTCTATTATATCACCCGCTACTAATTCTATGAGATAATTCCAAGCAGCCATCATATACGCAGGTGCATTACCTTGTAATGAAATAATTCCTGCACTTGAAGTTACATCAACTCCATTTCTTCTCAACCAAAAATGTACATAATCAACACCAGCATCTGACTTATCCATTTGAGATGAAAACTGCAAATTATAAATTCCTGTATTAGAAACTACAATTTGAGAAGTCATTGTTCCCGTATATGTAGCAGATGTTCTAAGTTGAGATACTGACACTACATAAGTTCCTGTTCCACCTGTTCCGCTTGTAAATGCAGATATAAATGTACCAGCAGTTATACTTCCGCCTGTTAGCACCATTCCTACTTTTAATGTTCCTGATGTAACACTTGTAACATTTAACACAGTTCCTGCACCAGCACCACCATTATTTATAGTTCCTGTAAATACAGCAGTTTGTGTTTGTAAAGAAAACCCATTTGATAAATCAGTAGTATTAAATTTAACTGCCCTTGGAATATTTGCTGTAGGATTATCTTGTGTTGTACTATCTGATATCGCTATGTAATATCCTGTTGGTGTAGCATTGGCTGTATTAGTTAATGTTCCTCCTGATAATGTTAGTCCACTACCAATAGTTATTTCTTCCATAACACCAGTACCAGTTGTACTTCTACCTATCAACTTGTTAGTTGACATAGATGTTGATATAACTGGAGTAGTTCCACCACTCGATGTTATAGGACTTGTTGCTGTTACTGCGGTAACACTTCCACCACCCCCACCGCCTGTTGATGATATAGTACCACCAGATATTGTTATATTTGTTCCTGCTGTTATTACTGAACCATCAGCTGCGAGTATTTGATTATTATTACCTCCTGATTTTTCAAATGAATTTGCGACTACTTTTCCTGAAATAGTTAAAATAGCACTACCAGAACCAAGTGTGGTTGGCGCTAACCTCATTATTTCGTAAATAGTTCCAATAAAGGGGCTGGCAGTCCATCTGAAATATTCAGTATTATTATCAGCTATATTAAATTCAAGTCTTGTGTCTGGATCAGTATCTCCTGTGCTATAAAATCTAATTGAAGCTCCGTCTGATGCCGTAGACCATATAATTCCATTACCATTTTGCTGGTTCCAATTGATAGTACCGGTCATATTTCCACCTGTTAATGGAAGATATGCAGATAAAGCAGAGTTTGTAATATATCCTGAATCATTAGTAAATGAAGATACATTTGTTGGAAATGTAGCTAAAGATAAATCTCCCCTTAAATACTGTAGATTAGTACCTGTAGTAATTGCATTTTGTTTCGCGTTCCATATAGATGCACTTGCAATTCTAGAATCCGCTAAAGTTCCTGTCCAACCAAGTGTAAGACTAACACTTTGTAACAAAGAAGTATTAGGTGTTCCTCCTAAAGTTAATGTAATATTAGTATCATCTACCTTAGTTAATGGTGATGGAGTTACTAAACTACCTGTAGAATAGTTTGGTATATTAAGTACACCTGTTTCTTGATTTAAAGTAGCAGGTCCACTAGTATTGTTAGTGGTTAATTGTAGTGTTTTTTGTATTCCACCATTTGATATAAAGAAATTAGCCAAATCAGATAACAAAAAATTTCTAGTAACAGTTCTATTTTCACCGTTAATACTTTTCTTTGTAGTACCTACTAATTCGTCTAATGATTTTATATCATCATTTAATGGATATGAATATACTATAGCCATGTATTTATTTTTTTTCTACTACAACAGAATTAATACAAACTCTATTAGCGCCTGTTGTTGTAGCAACAACTACTATGTAAAATTGCGAAGGTATTGCTAATGATGTAGTAGACAACCCTTGCACGGACGCAGAACCTGTTGATCCAATTGCAGAACTATTAAAAGACCTACCAGTAAAAGCGGTACCAGTATTCCAATATATTCTTTCTACAGAAATATTTTGGTCGCCAATAGCAAAGTTATAAGTTGCTATTTGTATTGGTGAACCAGCGGTGTCAGGTGTTGAATTAATATAAAACTTAACATCAACAACTGCTGTGGCAATTGCTGCTGTAGATGATATATTAGCAACAATAGATAATATATCTCCAGTATTAAATATACTGTAAGGAATAATAGTAGATACTGCAGAAAGTGCACCTGCTGCTGTTTGATACGTGTTACTATAAGATTTAGATAGTGGTCCATTTGTAGTTACAGAACCATCAGCTCTTAACGTTTGAAATGACGTACCACCTGTTTTTAAGATATTTGGTGCTGCTATGTTTCCAGTAAAAGTAGCGCCAGTTAATGTAGCATATATACCTGCTAATGATTGATTTGCAAGTGCATTTATAGAACCTATCGTAAAAGTTCTTGTTTTAGGAGCTTCTTCACCAGCCGATACCATATCTGTTCCTATTAGTAAATCGTCCGATGTAGGTGTTATTGTTGGATAAGCGTATAATACTGCCATTTTTTATTTATTTTTATATTAACAATTCCACTTGTCTAACGCAAGTTTTTTTCTTGTTGGTTCTCCGTTTGGTTTTTTCATTGGTCCTGGCATACCAGACATTCTAGCGCAAAAAGACTTACGTCTATTAGCATCTTTACTTCCAGGTTTTAATTCTGATGGTTTTTTAGTTACAGCAGTCTGTAGTTTACTACCTGGATGTTCTATTCTATAGCTAGCAACTCCTTTAGCGTTAAGTCCACCTTTAGGATCTTTACCTTCCTTACGTGTCCATGCAGCAGTCTTCATTAATGGTGATTTCTGTTCAATAGGACTATTAGCTTTACCAATAGTATAACCATTGTTTTTACTACATCCTAATCCTTGAGGACCTATGCCTTTCATCATGATTATTGATATAATTCGTTAATTCTATTTATAACGTCCGTGTCGGTCCATTGACCAATAACATCGTATTCTTCACCTTTCCATAAAACAATACTAAATCCTTCTAAAAAATTAGCAGTAACTATTTTTCTATTTGGTCTATCTATTATAGAATTTACTGTTACTGATGTAAATGTATTCTTTACTTCTGGTGTAACAACCATTTCCTTTTGTGTTTCAAATGTTATTTCCATTTTTTTATTTTTTAACTTTAGTTATCTTATATTTTTTACCACTTTCTTTTTTTGTACCTTCTCCTTCATTACCTCTATTCTGTTTAACAGACTCAAACCTACCATCTTCATGATCGTAGTCCTTACCTTTAGCAGAAGGATTATGACGATGCATTCTCTGTGATTCTGCTTTCTTTGCAGTTCTATCGTCAGTCTTAGCATAAGCAAGATCTCTCTCTGCTTTAGCCTTAGCAGCTTTAGGAGATAACTTTTGTTTATGTAAAGGTGACTGACTTCTTAGTTCAAATGCCATAGTAATATTATTAACTTTGATATAGATATACTATCACACGGAATTAGTGATTTTTACTATAATGACATACTGTGACAATAGCCTATTACTCCTTTATTCTAATACCCTAATGTCATAGTATTGTATCATATTATAGACAAAAACAATCATTATGTCCATAATATAATGCAAAGTATAGTTTACATAAAGGCATGTTATTGTAAAATATATTTAATGTTATAAAAAAAAATAATGAAAAAAATTTTTTTGGGTGTTTGATTTTGTGATGAGATATAGGGAATTATGAGATATAGGAAAGTTGGGGGTTACTACCCTGTTTTCTATTTTTAATTTCAAAAGGGAAACGCATTTTAAATTGGCGGGTTCCCCAACTTTATGAGGTTTTAGGATCTGTAATAAGTCAAATGGCATTGACATTGGGATTTGGATTGAGGTTTTATAATTGCTATACACACACGGAGTTACCATTTTTAAATGAAGATAATATATTTGAATTTAAAATATATATAAAATTAATTATATATATAAAACCAACAAATTCAACAACCATTATGAATGCAATCACCACAAAAAGATTCGTGATTAGAAAATCATTAATCGGAACTAACACAGTAATTAGTTTCACCAACAACAAATCAATCGTGTGTACTTACAACCACGATAAAGTGTATGAACAACTTAAGGATAAGTTCGACAGTATGCCGTGCTTCGCTAAGTATGGCAGTTACACTAACACTAACGATCTACCTGTGTTTGTTAGAACATTAAAAGAATTAGTATAACCTAACTGACCTAAGCAAGTCTATAAACTGCTTATTTTATTATGAAATATGTATTGAAGTTCTTTAGTCTGATCAAATATCAATTGATATTGGCAGCATGGATAGCGGTATACTTTGTGATACGATTTATCATAGGGTAATTAATTAAGGGATGTCGAAAGGCATCCTTTATTTGGCCTGACTTTGAAATAGAGTCGGAAGAGTAGACTCCGTCCTACGTCACAGTTAAGAACTACTAGTTTTGTTTATTATAGTTGCTTGCTATACACACACGGACTTATCCTTTTTTAATCAAGATAATATATTCGAAGTTTAATAATAAACTTTATAACTTAATTTATATTACCATGTCAAACACAATCACCACAAAGCGATTTGTAATCAGAAAAAGTCTAATCGGTACAAATACCGTAATTAGTTTTACCAACAACAAGAACGAGTTGATGACTTATGACCACGATAAGGTCTATAATCAACTAAAAGACAAGTTTGAAGCAATGCCATGCTTTAATAAGTATGGAAGTTACACTAATACTAATAATTTACCAGTATTTGTTAGAGCATTGAAAGAATTAGTATAATAATAACTAACTAAAGCCCTCGAAAGAGGGTTTTTTACTCTACTTAATTGTGGAATTGACAGGCAGAGCCGACTTTCGTCCATACTTCAGGTATTTTTAGTAGTAAATTGTAGTGATTACTATGCTATACACTACACGGACTTAGTATTTTAATGGTCAGATAATATATTCGAAGTTTAAATAATTATACTTCATAACCTTTTAATTAAATTACCATGACAAAGTCAAAAAACTCAGCAGTCGTAGCAAAAACCATCGCTCCTGCACCAGCAACAGTAACTCCAGTTACTAAAAACGCTATAACGACTAAGCGCTTCGTTATTCGCAAGTCGTTAATAGGAACTAATACTGTTATTAGTTTTACCAACAACAAGTCAATACTATGTACTTACGACCACGACTTAGTATATAACGCCTTTAAAGCGAAATTTGACTTAATGCCTTGCTTCGAAAAGTATGGAAGTTATACTAATACTAATAATCTTCCCGCTTTTGTTAGAGCGTTACCAGAATTAGTATAATTAATTAAATTAAGTCGCCTTCGGGCGGCTTTTTTTTATTTATTTTTAAATCTTTTATCACCACAAAACTGTGACAATAGCCCCTTACTCTTCCTTAATTAATACCCTAATGTCACACTTTTTATTTATTAAGTGCATGGTGTGCCATTTCTGTTTCTTGCAAGTTGAAGTGCTATACACCACACGGCGCTATTTAAAAATTCTACAGATAATATCCACGAAATTAATTAATAATTAACACTACACACCATGACTAAATTAGTTAAAAAGTTGCTCGACAAGTATTCCATGAAGAGATTTGGAATGACTCCATTAAATGAAGAACACTATTCCATGTTAATAGTTGAATTCTTAGCAGAATGTAAGTTTATAGAGACTACGCTGGAGTATAAACCTATGACTTCTGAAGATTTAAATATAGACTGTTAGAGAGACAGTAATATACCACTAATACTTTATATTCCATTAAATAAATTAACACCTTAAACCATGCAAGAATTACTCGACAAGATTGACCAAATAAAAGGTCTAATAGATTACTCAGTAGAACCAGGTTACTGGCAAGATGAAACAGGTCATGAAGTCCCTGTTAACTTAATAATATTAACTCATTCTTTCGATGCTTTCGATGACTTTATTTACCAAGGTTTACTTGATATATATCCAGAAAACACTGATGAGTATGAAGATGATGAAGATTATTATACTTCAACTTTCATAGATTACGAAGTCGAAAACCACACGATCTAAATAATATTTAAGTCAGATAATATATTCGAAATTAATTTATATTTAACCCTTTAATACCACTTTAAAATGACTACATTACTTAAATCTTTCAAGCGCAGAGAAACAACTATTTATTTAAACAAAGTTAAATACACTGGTTTCCTAGTCGGTAGCTTACCAAAGCGATTCGCTTTCATCTATGACCAAGAAAATGACCAAGAAGGTTTATATTCATGGTTTAACTACCGAGGACTAACCTATATTCGCCATTCTGACTTACAAACTGGTTGGTAATGACTAAGCAGTATTTAATTACACTAGCAATAAACTTTTGTCTGCTTCATAAGACTATATATGAGTCAGACATAAGTGGTTTGTTCGAGTATATGGATTTACTTAGTTTCGAAGATTTACTAGAAGAATATTTAATTAACACAGAACAACTATGTACATAACAGTATTAGACTACGTAAGTGGCAAAATAATAATAGAAGAAGTAGAAGGTATAATAGACTATGAAGAATATCTAAGTTATAACTATGGACTAGATAATTGTCAGTTTATGACCACTGAGAAATTAGACTTAACAGTATTAACCCTTAAAGATAAATAGTATGTCACCAGAAGCAACAGCGGCACACGAGTATTGTAAAGAGTACAAGAAAAATAAATTAAACGAGCATAAAATTGCTCACGCATCAGAGAGACCATGCAGAGGTCTAACTAGTAAGGAATGGATGTTAATGTCTATTCGTCAGAAATCTACTTTTAAAAAGAGTAAGAGGTTTAGTTGTAATCGACTATGGAACCACCTAAGCGTTCCAACAGAGCAAGGATTTTCATCACTAACAATTAAAGTAATTTAAAATGGCACAACTAACAGAAATTAAAAGAGAGTCTAAAGAAGTTTATGAAGCTACATTATGTAGTAAAATACCAAAGAAATATCAGAATGACTTCTTTGCAGAATTAATAAGACAACGAGGTAAAATGGCAGCAGCTCACTTCTTAATAGACGATGACGAAGGTATATTAGCAGAAGCATTCGACTGGCAAGAATCAGTTAAAGGTAAAGAGTTCTGGAGTGATCTAGAAAACAAGATGCTTACTAAAGCAGGTATGATAGTATTTAAAAAAGAAGATACTAT